AGTGGACCGATCCCCGATCCTCGATCATCGAGGCGGCGACGTTCTGGGATTCGCTCGAGCATATTCACGACCCTGGGCCGCTGCTGCGAAATGTTCGCCGCTACTGCTTTGTCAGCCTGCCGATCTTTAAAGACTGCGATCACATCCTGCGTTCGAAGCATTTCCGCCCGGACGAGCATTGCTGGTACTTCACGCGGGCCGGATTCGGAACCTTCATGAAGCAATTCGGATTCGACAAAATTGAGCACTGCACGATGGAGCAGACGTGCGGGCGCGAAGACATCGAATCCTTCGCCTTTGAGCGTGCGCGATGACCACCCTTTACTTCGATCCGCTCTGGTCGACCTGGTATCAGTCGCTCGCGGAATATCGCTATCAGCAATTGCAGCGCTATCAGCTGCGGGTGATTGCCGAGCCAACGATCGAGCAGGAACCGCTCAGCCTGCCCGATGCATACGCACATCTGCACATCGACACGTACGGTTCACCGCCGGCAAGCGACCACGATGCTTGGCTGGAAGATATCGGCATTCCCGGGGCGCGCAGTTGGGCCGAGGCGTATCTCGGCAAAACGCTTGCACAGACCACGCTTGAATTGACCACCGATGTATTCCCGTCAGGCGACTACATCGACCTGCCGGGCGGGCCGGTGCGGGAGATTGTGTCGGTCACGTACCTGGATGGCGCCGGCGTCGAGACTGACTATTACGTCGATCAGTTCCAGCTCGACACCTACTCCGAGCCGCATCGCTTGTATCTGGCGTACGAGGCCGAGTGGCCGACGGAAGTGCGGGCGGAACGCAACGCCGTCCGTATTCAGTACATCGCGGGCTATTCGTTGCCGACCGATTCGCCGCAAACCACCTCACCGATCCCGAAGCGCACGCGCATCGGCATGCTGCTGATGCTTGGACATCTGTGGCGGAATCGTGAGGACACGACGACCGTCAAGCTGGACATGCTGCCGACAGGATCCCGGTCGTTTCTTGACTGGGATCGCGTGCGGGTGGGCTTTGCATGACGTTGCTGACTGGAGCTGGTCGGCGCGACAAGCGCATCACCATCCAGCGGCCAATCGAGACGCGCGGCGCAGATTTCTCCGACCCGCAGAATCAGTGGGTAACCTATCTCGACATATGGGCTTCGATCGAGCCGTTGCAGGGTCGCGAGTACGTCCTGAACCGCGAGCAGCAGACCGAAGTGACGGTGCGAATGCGCGTGCTGTATTTCCCCGCTGTCACCAACAAGATGCGGGTGATCTATCGGGACAAGATTTACCAGATCGTGTCCGTTATCGATCCTTTTGAATCGCACGAGGAGCTTGAACTGATGTGCTCCGACTTCGAACAGCCGGCGCCATGACGGTTCAGGTCAAGCTCGAAGGGTTCGATGAACTCAACCGGCGCCTGCGCGCTTTCCCCGACAAGCTGCGCAAGAACTACATGCGCGGCGGGATGCGCGCGCTGGTCGCGTTTCTGCGCAAGGGCGCACGGCGGCGTGTCCCAAGTCGCACGGGTGCGCTCAGACGGTCGATCGGCATCAGCACACGGCTACTGCCCGACGGCGCGGTGCAGGGCAAGGTGTTCACCGGCGCAGCCATCGGAGCAGGCAAGTTGAAGGGGCGTGACGCCTGGTACGGGCACCTCGTGGAGCGCGGCACCAAGGCGCACGTGATTCGCTCACGCACTGGGCGCGGACTGTCATTCGGCGGCAAGGTATTCAAGGAGGTCAAGCATCCGGGCATTCGCGGGCGCTATTTCATTCGCAATACAGCGAATCAGGATGCCAACCAGGGACAAAATATCTTCAGGGTCTATGTCGAGTCACGCGCGAAAGACTTCCTTGAAGGCAAGGCGGTATGAAGGCTGAGAAAGTCATCAGTTACCTGCTGAACAATGCCGTCCCAGTCACGACGATTGTCGGCGAGCGCATCTACGGCGGTTCTGCTCGCAAGGGCGCGCTTGCTCCGCTGATGGTTTATGGCAAGCAGGGCGCGGAGCGCGATCCTGATCTCGATGCTGTGGAAACGACAGTGACCGCTCGGATGGATGTGATGTGCGTTGCGAAAACCTATCCACAGTTGAAAGAACTGGCCGAAGCAATGCGCATCGCTTTGTCATTCAAATCAGGAACGCTTGCCGGGGTGAATTGCCTCGAAGTCAGGGAGCCCGAAGAGGGGCCGGACGAATATGACCCGGAGCTCGACGAATACGCGCAGGTCTGGAATTTCACCGTAGTTCACACAGAGTAGTTTTTACGCCGTAGACATCTCGGCACACCCCAACGCCCGCTTCTGCGGGCTTTTTCATTTCTGGAGACTGAATCATGGCAAGAACAGCAGTCAACGGTGCCGTCGTGTCGATCGCCTCGGCCTATGCAGTATTGAAAACGATGAGCGCCATTACCAATGCGACCGAGGCGGTGGCAACGCTGGAAGCCGCGCATGGAGTGATCGTTAACGATCTGGTTGAAATCACTTCGGGATGGCAACGTCTCGACGGAATCATCGTCCGCGTTTCTGTAGTGGCAACCAATGACGTGACTTTTGACGACATCAACACCACGAGCACGAATCTTTACCCAGCGGGCTCAGGCACTGGAAGCGTGCGCGAAGTCTCGACCTGGACGCCGATCGGCCAAATTCTTGGCGACACGTTCCAGTCAAGCGGCGGCGAGCAGCAGTACCTCGAATATCAATATCTCGATCAGGATCAGCAGAGCCGCATCCCGACCTCGCAGACACCGGTCGGCATCAACTTCACCTTGCACGATGACATCCTGCTCGCCGGGCAGATCGCGGTTCAAGCGGCGATGGATGCGGCGACACCAGCCGGCATCCGCATCGTGCTGAAAGACGGCAAGAAGCTGTATGGCAATGCGTACTGGGCGCTCGGTGCCGTACCGATCCTTGAGGGCAACAACATCGTCCGCAGGGCGGTCACGCTGAGTCTCGTCGGCGGTCGCCTGATCCAGTACGCGTCGTAATGGAAAAGGACGCCATCAAGGCCGCTGTCCTCAAGGCGCGCACCTTCAAGCACGACATCGACGGGCGCAATTTCACGATCGTTCTGCCGACGGACCACGAGCTTCAGGTGGCGTATCTGAAAGCTGGCGGGACGCAGGACATCTCCGCATGGACTGTGATGACGCGCCGCCTGCTCGAGGGCGCGATTCAGGGCTGGGCGAATGTCAAGGTTGATGACCTAGCGGGCGATGGCGACAAGGTGGCGGCGGAGTTTCATGTGGAGCTCGTGCCGCTGCTGCTGGACGCGCACAGCGACTGGACGCAGGAACTTAGCAGCGAACTGACTACGCGCATTGCCATGAAGCGCGAAGGCGTGGAAACAGCAAAAAAAAAGTCGGTGACTACCTCGCGTGGCTAAAGACGCGCAAGGACGTGCGTGAGTTCGAGGCCATCGGTCTGCATGGACTGGATGACCCGCGCCCGGCTTTTGATGTGGATGTGGAAACAGCCATGCGCTGCTGGAACTTCTGCGGCGGCTGGTTCCCCGAACGCGTTGCCTTGTTCGACACGATCTACGGTGTCGCGGACTTTGAGAAGCTGGTCGAAATGATGATGCAGATTCGAGACAATGGCCACTAATCCCACCATCAGAGTCGTCGCCAAGGACGAGGCGACCGCCGCGATCAAGCGCATCGAGAAGCAGCTTGATGGCTTGAGTGCGAGCGCAACGCGGCTGGGTGCGACGCTAGGCTCCGCCATTAGTGTCGGGACCATCGTCGGGGCGTTTAAGAGCATCGTCGGCGCGCTGGACGATCTTGACGAAGCGTCTCAGGCGATAGGCGTCTCAGCGGTCGCACTGGCCGAATACCGCCTTGCTGCAAATGAGTCGGGTATCGCGTCGGAGAAGTTCGACGCCTCGATTACCAAGCTCAACGTCAAGATGGTTGACGCTGCGGGAGGCGGCAAGGAAAGCGCGGCAGCCTTCAAGACGCTCGGCATCGAACTGCGCAGCGGCTCGGGTCAGTTGAAGACGACTGAAGAAATCCTCGGCGAGGTTGCGAACAAATTCCAGAGTTACCGCGACGGCGCGGAAAAATCCGCACTAGCCGTCGCGCTGTTCGGCAAGGCTGGCGCCGCGATGATCCCGTTCCTGAATCAGGGCGCGGACGGTCTACGCAAGTTTGCCGGTGTCACCGACGAAGCGGTCGAAGCAGGCCGCAAGATGCAGGCGCAATTCGATTCACTGAAGGCGAGCATTCAGGCCACCGGAATCA